TGATTGATCATTAAATAGCCATAATATTCTTTGAAAGTAGCTATAAACTTCTGTAAACATTGTATTTACATTAGTTGCAACGCCGATCAATCCTTGTGTTATTCCATTTAATGTTATTTGTGCCATATGTTATAAATTATAAAGCTGAAATTATATACCATTGCGTATTATTGGACATGATTGTATATGTACTCGATTGATATAATTCAATTAATGATGATTGACTGTCTATCAACTGTGCTGCTACAGGTTGAATTATTACTGTATTAGCAGATGCATCAATTTTTTTAATAGTAACTATATAATTATTACAAGTCGTTGCATTCGGTAAGGTTACAACAATATTCCCTGATGTAGAATTACATAATATTATATTATATGATGTTGTTATAGAAGCAGATGATGATAATGTTTCATTCATTACAGTTAAATAAGCTGTATTAGAGCCTGCTGTTATAACACCACTTGAATTATATGTAATATTATTATATGGAGATCCACTTCCGGCAGGAGATGATTTATAAGGAAATAAACCATCTGCTTTGTTTCTGGTTAATATTTTATTATTCGATGATGTATCGGATTGATATTTTATTTTAGGAATATAATTAGAACTATCTGCAATAAACACAGGATCTGTTTCATTTAAAATCCAAGGTGGAGAAGTAATATTTTGATATGCTATTGATGCTTGTCCGACTGTTTGAACATTACCTTTACTATAAAAATAAACATTAATATAGTTGCTAATATCCTGACCTGATATTTTCCGTAAATAGTTATCCCCGATACTTCCGATTAATAATGTATAGGGTGTCATTATTGGCAAACTATCATAAGTGGTTATATATTTTGGTTGACTATACGTCCTCAAACTTATTAAAAATAATATTATTATAAATATTTTTTTCATGATCCAAATATTTTTGTAACCCAACTCGGCATAAATGAGACAACCCAATTCTTGAATTGTGTCCAGAGGGAAGGATTTGTAATTGGTGTAGTAGGAATGGCACTTGTTACAGGAATACTACCATCTGAACTGATTAAATAACTACCATCAGAACTAAATATTGCAGAAGACTGAACTGTTAAATTCTTACTATTATATATAGTATTTCCTATTATATTAACCATCATTTTGGTGGTTTCTGTATTATTATTGCAATAGAGATATTCATTATTTCCCCCAATAAAGTGATTTCGTTATTGTATTACCAGATGTAGAAAGAGGTAAAACCATCTTTACTCTTACTGGATTCCATCCAGTTGAAAGTCTAAGAGCACTTACAGTACCATCAGGATCTCCTGCAGCAGTGACCATAATGATATTATCCTGATCTCCACTATGAGCATTCAAATAAAATCCTTCAGGATCATTCATACCTGCTGCACCAATAGGTTGACTGGGTTGTGTTCCTGAGTTCTGAGTTGTAAATTGTGATATTTGAAATGATACCAATCTACCAGCACCATCTAATGATTTAACGGCATCACCAGCCTGTTGATTAGGGAGAACCATATACTTATTATTATTATTATAGAGCCGATGATGATTTTACAATTTTTCAAGTTATAAATTTACTACAAATAAGAGAACAAACAAAATTAAATATTAAAAACTTTATCACCAACAGTAATTTTTATTCCAAACTTCTTACTGTAGTCTCGTTCCACCATAGTCCATTTTTTTTCTTTATCATTCCATTCCCTGAACCGAGGAACTTCTGTAAGTAAGCACCTGCACCAAGGATGAAGAGCCGTCACGGTAGGGACCCAATTTTCTACTTTTCGCCCGATATTAGTACCATTAGCCACTAAATCTTTCAGCTTAAAAATGCGAGGTTTACTTCCTATTCCTGTCGTCATGTACAAACGTATGCAGTGACGACAAGCTCCGGGGAATACATCTTTATAAACCTCAGTGTCCCAACCTTTCTTACTATTCTTTGCTATTTGCTCGGCTCTTCCGAGCTCAAATATATTCTGCATTTCAGTTGCAGCGATACGTCCAAGGTCACGACGCCAATCCTCAGTCTTATTCCCTAATTGACTAATCACATACCCTATACTCTCTCTCTTACGGACTGCAGATTTTATCGCTTCTTTAGTAACCTTCTCAAACTGTTCTCGATTCTTATGGCTGTATTCTAACACCTCACCTGCAACGGTCTGCTTTACACGTTCCTCAAGATTCTTGAGATGACTATATGTCCGTCGTTGTGCTATCTTATAAATTTCCTTTTCAGTATCAGTCAATGGCTCATACTGACGATTTCGCACATATTTAACCAAATCATCATACTTCAATGATTTTGTATTCTTATCACCAAGTATCTGACTCAGCTTCCCGAATAGATAAGCTATCTTATATGGTGTATGCTCGACGGCATAATCAGACGGGTCTATATTAAAACGACGAAGTAACAGTATGTCTTCTTCCGATAAAGTATCTATTCCTATGTTCTGAGCAATAAAGACAGTATGGGTCACTTCAACGATACGGAGCAACTCATTTATCTGATTCTGATTTAGTACCATCGGGTTGCTTGGTTTCAACTGATTTATCAGGTATTACATTCGCAGCTATATTTGCAGCCCTGCGTTGCTGTTCGGTTTTAATTTGTTCAAATGAGTCCATAATTTTTAATTAAAGTTATTCAATAGCAAATAAATAATTAGTACAATCCAAAGGGACTTCCAATATTTTACTCTTCCAATCTAAAATAGGTTTCATACCAACAGCTCTTTTATTTCCTACCCCTATACAACAAGGATATATTAATCCGTCTATATAAGACACAGTTCCCAATTCTGTACCTCTATAACAAGGATTATGGTTATTATTAATTCTACTTTCAAAAGTATTTATATCAAATACAATTAAACTTATATCTGTCCTCTTTTTTAATTCTTTTAAAATATGAGTATTATCTTCATTCTGATTAAAATATTCTCCCTGAATATAATGACTGAATAAAACTTTATCAAAATATTTTAATGATTCAATATTATCCAAACACTTATATCCATTAGTATCCATATCTAATGACGAAGGATTAAATATTTCTCTAAATTTAGAAGCTATTTCATTAAATAATGGATGAAATGTAGGTTCTCCACCAGTAAGTTTAATTCTCATTCCTTTAAAATACTTAGCAGATTCGTAAATATAATCAAAATTAATAAATTTATTTAATGATTTATCTTTCATCCTTTCAGGATTATTGTGAGCACAATCTACACAACTACGATTGCATTGATTAGTAATAAAATAATTTACCGTATCAATATTTCTCATTTCTTTATATATAAAGCATCACTATATCCACCCAAATCTTTACCAGTCTCTACACGTACAAAATAATATGATTTTAAAAATTCATCTAATTGTTCAACCAAACAACAATTTTCATATAATTCTATAAAATTAACTTCAGTCAAAATAACATCAATATATACAAGAGTATTTTCTCCACCCTTAAATACATTCAACTCATTCCCCTGTACATCAATAAAGATAAAATTATAATCTTCTTTATTTAAAACTATATTATCTAATTTCAATACATTCACTCTTTCTTCTCTATTAAATTCTACCCAGGGAAATTTTTTTAAATGATCTTTAGGCTTTAATAAACTTGAACTGGCACCTGCATTTACTTCTATCTTATCACAGTATAAAGTCATTTCTCCTTCTTTATCCGAAAGAGCACAATTCAAAATCTTACAATTATTTAATGCTGTAGATTTTTTAACAGTTTCTTCAAAAGCATGTTTTTGTGGTTCTATTAATAAATAATTCTTAATACCTATCTCTTCAAACAACTGACGTTCCTGAAAATAATGTGAACCAATATTAATGACTCCATATAAATTCAAATTATATTTTTTAATTAATTTCTTTAAATCTAACTCCATATTATTGTATTACTTTTGCTTTTTTAATTGTTAAAAAATATTTTTCAGAAGAATTCAATTTTTCTGTATAAAATTCTTTATCAAATTCTTTATGTAAATATTCATAATTTTCACTATTCCAACGATTTTCATGATTTTTATGATAAAATAAAGGCTTCTTATAATGAATTAGATCAATACCTTTACTACAAATTGTAAAAGGTAACCATAAATCCCACCATGGCTGACCCAAACAATATATTTTCTGATTAAAAAAAGATACAAATTTTGAATGAAATAAAAATACATCTATTCCCCATTCTTGAATAGATCCATCTAATATTTGATTATTAAAATCATATCTATTCGCCATTACTAAATTATCACCATTACATAGATTATAAAAATCATCTAATTTATTAATATTTTCATCAATTAAAATATCTGAATTAATTAAACATATCAATCCATCCTTTACAATATTCCTTGCTTGTATTAATAATTCATTAATATAAACATAAGGCTTTTTAAAATATTCTTCACCTGTATTGACAGTCTCAATGAAATTAACCATCGTGAAAATAGTTTTCAACTTTTGAATTTCTTGTTTAATATTCACTGAATATATTATAGCCAAATTATCCCACGATTTAATAGCTTTCAATTGTCTATCTATACTTGCCTCATCGGGACTAATAGAAGTTAAAAACATCTTTTTAACTATCACTTTATTATTATACAACAAATGATTGTATTTATTATGTAACTCATTATAATCAATGATTAATTTATTATATTTTAATAACAAATTCTCAAATTTACACCCATAATTAGAAATTGAAGATACTTCCATAGTATTATTAATTTATATATTCAAAAATTTACGTGGATTCACTCTTCCTATCTGATTCATGAGATCATCACCAATAATATCAAAAAATTGCTTCCGAGCCTGTACATAAGGCATCGAGAGAAAGTCAAGATAATAATCACTTCCCCAAAGAACCTTATTCAATATCTCAGAATCACTACTCATTAAGGTTTTCAATCCTTTTATGAAATCAACATTTTCACTAAATGTATAGCTGAAATCAGCATAAACATTAGGAAATGTCTTCATTAAGGTTATCGCTCCATCAACCCAACTCGGCTTCCCCTGAATATAATCGCTCCATCCACAACCAGCAAAATGTGCTAAATCAAGATACAAGTTAGGATACTGCTTCAGTACAGGCATCCATTGTAACGGGTGATTAAAATAATTAGCTACAGTTCCTTCATCACTTATGTATTGTATTTTATTACATAATGTATAAATCTCATCATTATACAACACACCTCTAATATTATATGTATTATCAGTCCTACGAACTGTGGCAGCTGAGCAATGACTGACTACAGGAATTTTATTCTTTTCACAATATACCCACAGTGCCATTAAATCAGGATGACTCGGCAAATATCCGAGTGACGGATATACTTTGATACCATCAAATTTATAAGTATTCAAATATTTCCAACAATCCTTTATACAGTTAGGATCAGTCGGATCGATGGCATAAAATATTAAAACACGATTAGGATATTTATCTCGAATATCCATTAATTCCTGAGCCTGTTCCTCAATGGATTTGTTCATAACGCCACCTATCCCGTTCTGCATATTCATCATTAATAATGTATTGATGCTCTCGGTTTCAAAGCTCAGCGACTCTTTAAATATTTCAAGTGATGTTTGTTTCTTTATAGTGGTAACGAAATTGATGTCGTTCTTTATTTGCTGACGCTGGGCTGTATTCTCGAACCATGAGAACGGAAACCAGGCTATCAACTGTAGCACTTTATCTAAAGGTACTAACATCCATTGCTTCATAGGTAGACCGAGGAACGTATGCTTATTCAATTTCAGATTTATGAAATTGTTCGGGACATGATTATATGTAAATGCATGTTCATGTACCGAAATCAACGGTTTCTTAGCTTTAATATATTGCTGTATTTGAATAGCGTTCTTCATAGTAAAAACGATGGATGGGTTTTACGCTCCGTTCTATAAATGAATATTACTTTCCCACATTATTAGCACCCAGCCCTGCGGGATAACTTACACTTCCAACGACTGTTTTTGCCTTTTCAGCTGTACTAACAATATAATCCAATATTACTTTTGCCTCTTCGATTATAACATTCTGATCTTTAACAATAAAATCAACAGCGGCTTCAATACCTCCAACAACCGATACAGCGATACGTACCAAAGCTTCCTTTGCAGGAGTATTGGCTTGTATGTTATGAATATACTTGATTATCACGTTGGCAGCAGCATCAATAACACCGTTATTGGCAGCTACCCACTGAACTACTGCTACAACTTCCTTTTCAGCAGCAACAGCATCAGTTTCAACTGATTTTGCCAGCTTGACAATTCCATTCTCGACCTTTGTGGTTGCACGTACGAAATCTTCTTCGATCTGTTTTAATGTAATCATTTTGTATCCTCCTTTTTATTAAAATTTTAATTTCAAACTAACTGAAAATCCTCCCTCTGTATTAATCATAGGCTCAATATGCAATTCCTTACCCGTTTTCAATATGAACTACCACTAAACTAAAGATTTAGTGGTTTCCTGCACTGACTTCGTAACCTCAGTCATATCTTGCAAGGCGTAGATTTCGGTAGTTCCTACCGTATTATTTTTTACAAAACTAAATTTTTTGATATTATTTGCTGCTAAAAAATCACGATCGTGTGTTGTTCCACATTCACTACAAATCCATTTTCTATCAGATAATTTCAATTCTTTGTTGATGTGACCACAACTACACATTTTAGAACTTGGTTCAAATTGACCGATTCTAAGAATATTACAAGCATACCAATCCGATTTGTATATCAACATTCTAACAAATTCAGACCAACTTACATCCGATATTGATTGTGCTAAATTATGATTCTTTATCATATTTGAAACTTTGAGTGTTTCTAAACAGATGGTATCATTATTTTTTACTAAATCAGTTGATACTTTGTGTAAGAAATCATTCCTTTTATTTGAAATTTTTTCGTGAGTTGAACTGATAATTTTTACGAAATTCTTTCTGTTATTGCTACCTTTTACTTTTTTAGAAAGTTTTCTTTGTCTAATTTTCAATCTTCTCATTGATTGTTTCAAATACTTAGGATTGTCAATTATCAATCCCTCAGAAGTAACTAAAAATGATTTAATACCTAAATCAATACCAATTGCTTTGTTCTCACTAATTGGTGGTTTTTCAGGTAATTCTTCATTGTTTTGCACTAATATAGAAATATAATATTTGTTATTAATTCTTGATATCGTTGACGATCTTGTTATTCCTTCAAATCTTCTATCAATAACTATTTTAATACCTTTTTTGAATTTAGGTAAATATACTTTAGATTCTTCAAAATCTACAAAAGTATTTTGAGGTATTCCAAAACTATTTTTAGGATTTTTCTTTGATTTGAAACGTGGATAACTTCCTTGTTTCTTGAAAAACTTTGTAAATCCATTATCAAGATTTTCAAGTGCATATTGTAAGGATTGAGAATTAACTTCCTTTAACCATTCAGTTTCAACTTGTTTTTTTAGTTTCGGTAAATCTTTTTGAATATCAAACCTTGATATCCCTTTACCTGTTTCTTGATATGTCTTATTTTTCTTTTCTAAACCATAATTATATACAAATCTGACACAACCTAAATGTTTGTTAATAAGAACTTCTTGTTCTTTGTTAGGATAGATTCTATATTTGTATGCTTTAATCATATATTATTATACTATATATTTAGAAAAAAGTTTCAATTGTTCTAAAATATTTTCACAATTCATCCACCGAAACTAAAGATTTCGGGGATTTCTTGTGAATTTCACTTAAACTATCAAGTCTTAACATATTAATAACTGCCATGACGTCTGACCACTCGCTTTCAATAATGGTATATATTTATCATTGAACGTTGTCTCACTGTCCGTGAGTCTTCCCTTTATAGTATTCATTCCTATAAGCTGACATCCTTTAGTGTCTCTTGGGAAATCACCTATATGCTGACGTATTCCTGTTCTGCCAGGAACATCTTGCAGTAAAGGACACACATATGGAATATTCGGATTTTCACTCATTGAAAGGGTAAATGTGTACAGTCCATAAGAAATTGCTTCTTCATCTGGAGTATTATTACCTACTTGCAACTCCAGAATATTACACAGCCACTGCCATCCAGCCTGAGGATTCTGGTCATCAAAGTACGAATAATCACTTATTGTGTAGGTTGCTCGTAACCATTTGCGTTCACATTTAAACTTTATCATATCTATATAATTTCATTTAACTTAACTGCTAATCCCTTTAGCATTTCAGCCAGGATATTATTATAACTTTTCACCATCTCGTTCTCGTACCCTGATATTACGTTAGGATAACGAGGAGGATCTAACATTTTGACCTTCCTGTGAGGTGCTATTTTGAGACCTATTTTGGATCGCATTAGTTTAAATATATATAACTCCTAACTATTAATTTACGAGAGAAATTCATGGCACACAAATCATCCCTGAAGAAATCGAAGTTCTGTTCATTATAATAACAGCGTATAAATACCCGTATCAATTTTTCATTATATAAAAAATGTGCTTCTGTCTGTGAAACACTTATATGGTCTCGGATTATTTTATAAGCTTCAGTTATCAATACAGGCTCACATCTTCTACATTGACTTATCATAAACTTATTTATTAAATATGTTACTCTCCATCCAAGTGTTCATTCCCTTAGTAAAGGGGTTCTGATCATCGGCACCTTGCTTAAAAGGATTTCCCGATTCATCACCAGTTTCTTGATCTACTGCCTCATTACTTTGTTGACTTCCGAAAGCTTCTTGCTGTTTGATTTGCATCATTATTTGATTGAGGATAGTATCCTTGTCTTTATTATAATCACGATTGCTGTACTTCTTAAACATGTCTTCCATACTTACGAATCCAGCTGCGGATTTCTTAACGTCCATATCAAGAGACTGAATTTTATCCTCCTGCTCTACACCAGTGAAGACGAATTCATAATTAGGGTCAAGCTGACTGACGATGAACTTATTAAGTTTATTCTGAATGAATTTCAATAACGGTGTTAATCCCTTTGACTGGCTATGTTCGAGGCGTGCCTTTTGCCCATCCTGACCGAATAAACTCGATGCTTTCTGTAATTGGAACCCTAACTCGGTAGGGTCAATCTTATAAATCGAACAGGCAAGGATAAGCAGGAAATCATTCCAATTGCCAAACTCCATATCCTTATTGGAATGTTGCATATCAATCCACTTTATTTCATCCTGGGCAGATATAATAGGTAACTTGTGAGCATTCTGTACACCTGCTATTGTACTCCTCCAGGCTTGCTTAAATTCATTCAAACTACTGTCTGATAGGTTGCCCTGTACTGTGAGCAAACCTTTAGGATTCGAACCCTGTTTGAAGAAATTGCCATTATATTGCATCCCGTATAATAACCAAGTAACTACCTGTATCAAATCTTCCAGTTCACTTATTCCATAACCATTATTATATACTGAAGTATTAATATTGCGGATTCCGAAACACAACTCCCATGGATAAAATTCACTAACTACATTATTCTCCCACACCTGTACATAACTGGGATAGTAACCATTTATAGGTTCAAATCCATACTGATTTCTGTATCTATCCATGCCATCTCTGTCATCATAGGTTTCAGCTAATCTAAAGGTGGCCCCGTCCACAGCGAGAAACTCTACTAACTGTCCTCTTCTGTTACGGATACATTCAAATGTCATCTGGTCAATCTCAAGTGCATCTCTCGTAACCTTACGCAAGAAAGCTTCGAAGTTATCGTTAGACCACGTATTTCCGGAAATCCCATTGTCAACCAGGAACTTTATAATATCTTCGATACGACGTTTGTCCTTATCGTCAACTTCTGTCTTCTTAGTGTCGAATACAGACCTCTTCCTTCGGATTGTCCAACCTATTTGTT